TTGTGATTGGTGGGTAAATGTTTTGTAAGAAGATACTTGATGTGTCAAGTACCCCCCTTTTATGCACCCGCGCGTCGATATGGCAGCCCAGGGACAAATGACAATCTGAGAACCTGGGTCAAACCCAATTTTCTGGGTCAAATGACACTTCTTTTATGTATATCAACAAATCTCCTATATACATGGCTCTGATACAATATCTCAGATACAATATCATGGATACCTACCAGGAATACATCCATCGTTCGCGATATGCCAAGTTTGTTGATGCTGAAAACCGCCGCGAGAACTGGGACGAAACCGTATCTCGCTACGTAAATTATCTATTTGACAAGGTTCCAGAGATCAAGGATGATGTAGATCTCAAGAAAGAGATTTATAACTCTGTGTATAATCTGGAAGTGATGCCCAGCATGCGTGCTGTTATGACTGCCGGAAAGGCAGCTGATAACGACAACACATGTATTTACAATTGTAGCTATTTGCCAATTGACGATCCCAAGGCATTCGACGAAGCAATGTTTATTCTCATGTCCGGGACTGGTGTGGGGTTTAGTGTTGAGGAAAAGTACGTGTCCAAACTTCCAGAGATCCCTGACAAGCTATTCCCCTCCAATCACACAATCTCTGTCCACGATTCACGGGCAGGGTGGGCCAAGAGTCTTCGGATCCTGATTGCCATGCTATATGCGGGCGAAATCCCCACGTGGGATGTATCCAGGATCCGGCCACAGGGAGCCCGTCTGAAGACATTTGGTGGCCGGGCATCTGGTCCTAAACCGCTTGTGGAACTCCTTTGGTTTGTGGTCAAGATGTTCAAATCGGCTGCGGGAAGGCGACTGAACTCTCTAGAGTGCCACGATATCATGTGTAAGATTGGGGAGATTGTGGTATCTGGTGGGGTTCGCAGGTCTGCAATGATCAGCCTCAGCGACCTGGACGACGATCGGATGCGCAGTGCCAAGAGTGGGCCATGGTGGGAGACTGCTCCCCACCGTGCCCTTGCCAATAACTCTGCCGTGTATAATACCAAACCAACGGTAGGCAAGTTTATGACAGAATGGCTGAGTCTGTATAATTCTCATTCGGGGGAGCGTGGTATTGTCAACCGGGAAGCAATGAAAAAGATTGCGCAAAAGCACGGGAGGGATGCCTCGTTCGAGTTTGGGACCAACCCTTGTGCCGAAATCATCCTGCGTCCATACCAATTCTGCAATCTGACCGAGGTGGTTGTTCGGGCAACTGACACCAAGGAAACGCTAATGAGGAAGATCCGGGTAGCAACTATTATCGGAACCGTCCAAGCCACCTTTTCCAAATTCCCATACCTGCGGAAGATTTGGAAAAAGAACACGGAGGAGGAACGTCTGCTCGGAGTGTCGCTAACAGGTATCTTTGACAATGTCAATATGTGTACCAATACTTCTGAGTTGGAGGAAACCCTTGAGCTCCTTCGCGACTACTCCAAGCAGGTAAACAGCGAGTTTGCTGAAAAACTTGGAATCCCCAAGAGTGCCGCTATCACCTGTGTTAAACCCTCAGGCACTGTTTCACAACTGGTGGATTCTGCTTCTGGCATCCACCCTCGGCACAGTAAGTACTACATTCGCAGGGTTCGTGGAAACAAGGCGGACCCTATTACACAATTCATGAAAGATGCAGGCGTGGACACAGAGGATGATATTTTCAAACCAGCAACCACATCGGTATTTAGCTTTGCAATCAAGGCGCCAGATGGTCTGGTGCGCGAGGATATCACACCCATCCAACATCTTGAGCTCTGGCTAGCATACCAAAAGCACTGGTGCTCTCACAAACCCAGTGTGACTATCAGTGTTGGCGAAGGCCAATGGCCAGAAGTAGGCGCGTGGTGTTGGAAAAATTTCGACCAGCTGTCTGGCGTGAGTTTCCTGCCATATGATGGTGGGTCATACAAACAAGCTCCATATGAGGAGTGCACGGAAGAAGAGTACAAGGCGCTCAAGAGTCGCACGCCCATTATAAATTGGTCAGCATTTGTAGAGAATGACGACAACACAATCAGTTCGCAGACTCTTGCATGCGTTTCTGGTGCTTGCGATGTTTAATTAAATAGCAAACACGACATATACATGTAATAAATATCACCAAGCCAAAGATTTATCTGTTGCAGCGCGTCGTGCAAGCTTTGCAGCTTTCTCAAGCATTTCGACATCACCGCGGTCAATGACAGTAGCAAGAAGTCCTGCAGAGGAAGCTGTGTCGATGTTGACATACGTCCCACCCTCTTCCAACTTTTGTTTCTTTTTTGCGTAAAACACATGCTGAACATCTGGATTCTGTAATTGAACTGACCATGTGATTCCATTTTTGACATTTTTCACTCGCAAATAAGCAGGATTCTTGTGAATCAATAATCCGCCCCAAATATACCTTATTTTTCCACCTTTATTTTGCTTATACCTTAAAAAGTCACCCACTTCGAGATCCTCTACCGGGCATTTTGCGTACCCTTCGAGGATATCCTCAAATGTTTCGCGCGTGAGGACATTCTTCGTGTATTTAGATTTATTGATATCTGCTTCTTCTATGATTTTCTCTGCCTTTTCCTTTGGTACCGAACCCTTTGCATTTTGTATGTTCGTCTTTAGTTTCCGAATCCTTTCGGTAATGTGAGAGAAGTCCATGCTATGTATTTACATATTATTCTTTAAATTCTTTATACATTCAGAACAAGTGCTGTTGTTTTCTCCAGAAAGCAATCGATAGTATCAATGCAGGTGGGGATGTCCAGAACTTCGAAACATTCATGGCAAGAAGCAAGCTCATCGAACATATCAAGAGCAAAAATGATTTTTTTCATGGCATCTCCCTTCCTTGGCGAGTCATTGATAATGCCATAAATCTTCCGCAGTTCAGATGACACATTAAACTCATAGTTGAGTGCCGCCAGCATCGTGTAAATTGTATATGTAACTTCTGCCATATAGGTTCCACAAGACACGGCATTCATATGCCTTCCCGCGGTCTTCAAGCTCTCGCCGCTGAAAGAAACATGCTTCTGTAGACTCCGCATCAGCTTCTTGGTCGTCAAAGATTTGTCAGGTTTCTCATTAAACACCGACTCATACTTGTTGCGCAGCATGCTCTTGAGCGACTTCCTGAAAGTGACAAATGTCAGGATGTTGGTCTCCATGTCATCATTGACGTTGAGGAAGACTGGTGCAAACATTGTTACTTGCTTGCTTGATAGTTGTAAACGTTTTAGTGAAGAAAAACAGAAATACGGTCTCTTTTTATGCTCAGCGGTAATCCTGGGTCAAATGACAATCTGGCTTTTCCAATATGACATGAGTATCTTTCGAATATCCCAAACTCGAGTAGAGAACTCCTCGTACATCTTCTCAAGATACTCTGGTGTCACCTCTTTCCAGTCATCAATGAACAGAATAGGAAGTTCTTCAAATTGCTCTAAAGCCACACTTCGTTTGCAAATTGGAATAGAACCGAGATAAATACATTCGAGCATCCTGTGTGTATCAACACCATTACCACGGGGGCAAAAGCAAAACATGTGGTCTCTGATTTCTTCCAAATACTTGCGATGCCCATCCTCGCTCAAGTCTATTGAGCTTTCGGTTACCCAATCAAGACCAGAGAACATCTGCTTGACGACTGAACGCTCTGCAGGGAATGTATCTATTTTAAAATTCATGTAAGCAAGGCCCTTGTTGCCCGATGGTGAGTTTGCGACTTCGTGGAGACGACGTGTGTTACCATAAACTGGAAAATCCACTTCGTTTGGCAGACCGAGGGGTACTGCAATGAGCTTTGGGTGGCGAATCCCAACATTGTTTGCAAACCACTTCTCTAATACGGGTTGCTCTAAAATGTCCATCTCATGTCCATCTATTGAGAAGTCCGAGTATCCAGTGACCAATGTTTTTGTGTTTCTCAGTTCGCATATGTCATAAAATCCATTCCACCCGTGGTTCGACACCACCAAATAACCATACTTTATTGGGTCTGGCTTTATGTAGTGGATCCCCCTTTCTCTGCAGTGTTCTACAATTCGCTGGCACGTTACATATTCTTCCTCGGGGATGGTGTGAATGTCTTTGAAAAGCATTTATTGTTACAGAAACATTAAAATTTGTTAAATTAAACAGATATTCACTTCTTATTGAATACGTTCCATAACTATAGATCCTCCAACCGAAGAATATACTATGGTCTTGATTCCATGCTGCTTGAGCGCTGACATACACATAACGCATGGACGCGAATTTCCGAGTCGCCCTGTTGGAGATGACCGTATGATAATCGCCTTCAGGTTGTCATATAGATCTGTGTTGTTTATCCGCCAAATGGCATCAATCTCTGCATGCACACTACTTGTGCCAATCTGTTGGCGGACATGATTGTTTCCGCGTGCGATAATCTTCTTCCCGGACATTATGAAACAAGAATGCTTAAAAGGACCGTCAGATCTCAAGGCATACTCGGCAGCTTCATCAATAGCTTCGTGGAGACGCGTCATTGCAAGCACTTTGTTAGAAAACAGTGTGCTTAAAATGTTTATACTCTTAGATTTATACTCTTTTATTACCAGGGTCAAATGACACTATACCGATACACCAGATAATGTTGTTGTTATGAGAGTTGCAGCAGTGGAAGTATCAGCATGTACCTGAGGGCGGTACTTTAGAATCTTGGTCACTACAGAAGTATCAAATGGCCTGTACACAAGCAAAACGCCGAGTGTCACGGCGCTGGAAACATACACAATTGCCTTTACCAAATCCATTTTGTCCTCTGGATTTCTTGCTTTTAACACCCGTATGAAGTGTACGACGGACAATCCGACTAGATACAGAGTTACTGCCCAGAAGAATGTGAGTAGATAAGAATTCATTATAATATTATATGTATATATAAAAAATGAAACTAGATACAACCCTGGTCATAGTCATTTCTGTCACAGTGTTGTATGCGGCATTCAAGTATGAACGTGAAGACCTTGGTTGCGAGTCCTGTTGGGATACTTCTGTCCAGGCATGCAGTGACTATAACTCGGTATATGTAAAAGACACAGAATACATCAAGGGCGATACCGCTCTGACCATTAAGAACAAACTGAAAAAACTGATAAGTTTTGATGAAGCTGCTGGTAACTGGAAGAGATGCGTCCTCTGGGGGTTCCTGCTCACAGTTCTTGCGTATGCGATTTATGCCAAGGGCGGGAGCATCGATGGCACCAACATCAACAAAGACTGGTTGTTCATTATTTCATGGATAGTATTCACAACAATTTTGTACGCAATGAAGAGTTTCGAGTCCGTACATATTTATAGAATCATCAAGGATAACGGGGTCAAACTATGTGAACAATTGTATAACTTTAACAAATAATATATCGACACATCAAATAACTTAAACATTTTCTGAATCATACACTTCAGAAAATGTCTTCTACCGAGAGCAAGCCCCTTTTCCACATCCGCACAGTCCAGGGCAGTGTCGTCAAGTCTCTTTTTGACACCCTCAAGGAAATTCTACACGATGTGTCTATTACCTTTGACTCCACTGGTGTCAAAATCAGCGCAATGGACGGCTCCAAGGTGTCCCTGGTCCACATGAAACTGAATGCCGAGTCATTCGAGGAGTATGATTGCCAAAAGTCGTACGAGATTGGGATCAACGTGGCAAACATGTTCAAGCTTCTCCGCTCTGCTGGGAGTCATGATAGCATCCTCTTCCGTTACCTGGAAGAGAATCCTCACGTTTTGGAAATCACAATCCAGAACTTTGAGAAAAACTCCCTCACCAAATTCGAAATGAAACTCATCGAGATCGATTCTGCTTATATCGAGATCAGCGATCTTGAGTTCGATACAATCATTAGTATCCCATCTAACTATTTCCAGAGACTGTGCAGGGATATGTCTGAGCTCACAGATTTCCTGTGGATCGAAAAGAAGAGTGGAGTTGTCAGTTTCTGCTCTGATTATCTATCCACGACAGATTTTGCCTCTCAGCGTACCGTTCTGGGCGATTCTGACACCGGAAAAATCACCACGATGGAAGAAGCCGATTACTCTAACAAATTCTCTCTCAAGTATCTCATCAGCTTTGCCAAGGCATCTTGTCTTTCTCCAGTGGTGGAGTTATATCTGAAGTCTGGTTTTCCTCTTGTTCTTAAATACTCCGTGGGGAGTATGGGTGCACTGAAATTTGTCATTGCCCCTGCCTTCCAGTAGTATATCGACACTTGTAGAAATATAATGAAAAATTTTTTGTAATTAACCAATGGGTTTCATTTATATGCTCACTTTTCCATCAGAAAAGAGTTACATCGGCCAAACAATTCGTGACATAGAAGAGCGCTTGAAGGAGCATCAATATGCTAGTAGCGGTTGCGTGGCAGTATATAATGCCATCCAAAAATACGGATGGGAAAAAGTGAAAAAAGACTGGTACGAGGTCCCGGATGAGGACCTGAACAAACACGAGGAACTTATGGTGGAAGTCCTCGGGACTCTGTCTCCTGGTGGGTATAATCTCAAGGAAGGCGGAGGTGCCTCTGGCAAGCCAAGCGAAGAAACAAAACAGAAAATCAGAGAAGCAAAAACCGGGACGACTCACACGGAAGAAACCAAGAAAAAAATGAGCGAAGCACAAACAGGTAGAATTCTGAGCGACGAACACAGGAAAAAACTAGGGGAAGCGCAAACAGGTAAAACCCACACGGAAGAAACCAAGAAAAAACTAATGGAAGCACAAACAGGTAAAACCCATACGAAAGAAACCAAGAAAAAAATGAGCGAAGCACAAACAGGTAGAATTCTGAGCGACGAACACAGGAAAAAACTAGGGGAAGCGCAAACAGGTAAGACCCACACAAAAGAATCCAAGAAAAAAATGAGCGAAGCAAAGTATGGCGAGAAGAATACCACAGCCAAGAAAGTGTATCAATACAATCTTGATGGCACGTATGTGAATGCATTTGGTTCGAGCGGAGAAGCTGCTCATAGTCTGAATAAGATCGATGGATCTTCTATACGTTCGTGTGCTCGCGGGAAACAACCATCCGCTTATGGTTTCAAATGGACTCGTGAAAAATTGTGATCAACGCCGGCGTTTACTCATACGAGGAACAGGTTTCCTCATCTTTTGTTGCTGCTGGATTTTACGCTTTTGTTCCGCCATCTTCCGTTGCTGATCAATCTGCTGTTTTTTCTGCGCCTCAAATTTGCGTTTCTGTTCCATTTGTCTGCGTTTTTGCTCATCTATTTTTTGTGAGGGCATTTTTGGAGAGGGCATCTTAGGACTAGGGGTTTTAATAGAAGATGAGGGCATTTTTGGCAAGGGCGTCTTGGATGATTTTAGTGGCGACAAAGTCTTAACAGATGATGTTAGAGCCGAGGGATTTGCTTTCATTCTTTCCAGCTGGCTCAAATTGGAAGCGAGTTGTTGCTGAGCTGTACGAGCTCTGCCAAGATTTTGTTTGCGTTTTTCTGCCGCCCTGCTGAATTTGGCAATCTTTGCGGTGTCTCTTCTCCGAGTTGCAACTGCAATTTCTTTTTGGAACTTTTCGACATTTGCCATCGCTTTCTTGGCACTAGAACCTACGCTCTGTAACTTTCTCTGAGTCTGAATAATTCTGGCATCGATACTTTTCTTCTTCTCGAGCTCAATTTTCTTTTGTCTCGCAATTTCAACTTCGCGTTTCTTCTTATCCTCCTCTATCTTAGAAGAAAGTGCCTTAGAAGAAACTTGAGTTTTGCGAATTGCGTAGGCCTTGTTGAGAGCCTGAGAAAGCTCTACACGCTTCTTGGCAACTGCTGCGCTCTTGCGTTTCTTGTATTCCCTGTCAACGTTTTCGAGAGTCTTGCCGGGAAGCAACATCTCTGGCGGAACGTCTCTCACACTCTGGAACTTCTTCCCGGTCTTTGTTGGTGAAGGGGGTGGTGACTTACCGCCTAGTTGTTTCTTGCGGACAATGATGGCTTTGTTAAGCGCCTGAACATAGTCCGCACGTTTCTTTGCAACTGCAGCGTTTCTCTTTTGCTTGTAAGCCTTATCAACGTTTTCAAGAGTCTTTCCAGGAAGCAACATCTCTGGCGGAACGTCTCTCACACTCTGGAACTTCTTTCTGGCCTTTGTTGGTGAAGGGGGTGGTGACTTACCGCCTAGTTGTTTCTTGCGGACAATGATGGCTTTGTTAAGCGCCTGAACATAGTCCGCACGTTTCTTTGCAACTGCTGCGCTTCTCTTTTGCTTGTAAGTCCTGTCAACGTTTTCGAGAGACTTTCCTGGGAGCAACATCTCTGGCGGAACGTCTCTCACACTCTGGAACTTTTTACCAGTCTTTGTTGGCACAGGAGATGGCGACCTGTCAGTCTTGGCACTCGGCGACGGTGACTTTCCACCAAACTGTTTCCTGCGGACAATGATGGCGCGATCCAGGGCCGTGACAAGGGCAGCGCGCTTCTTTTGCTGAGCCACAGCGCGTCTTTCTTTGTATGTCTTCTCGACATCAGCAAGGGTGGACCCTGGGAGTAGTCTCTCCGGCGGGACTTTCATCACATTGGCACCCTGAGACTTAATGCGCTGGAGTCTCACAGGAAGAGCGCGGTTCAGCCGGTCAGCGAGCGCCTTGTCGCCCTTCTTTAAAGCAGCGGCTTTCCTCTCGGCATGAACCTTCTTGACGGCCTCCTCTGTCTTGGCTGGGAGCAAAACTTCAGCATTTCTCTCTGGCGTAGAAGGAGAAGGAGTCTTGCCAGTCGGTGACCTCACCATAGATGGTGATGGCGACTTGCCGCCGAGTTGTTTCCTGCGGACAATGATGGCGCGGTCAAGTGCCGCGACAAGAGCAGCACGTTTCTTTTGTTGAGCCATTGCGCGTCTTTCCTTGTATGTCTTCTCCACTCCCTCGAGAGTTGTTCCTGGAAGAAGACGCTCCGGTGGAACTTTCATCACATTGGCACCCTGGGACTTGATGCGCTGGAGTCTCACAGGGAGAGCGCGGTCCAAACGGTCAGCAAGCGCCTTGTCGCCCTTCTTCAGAGCAGCGGCTTTCCTATTGGAGTAAATCTTTTTGACGGCCTCCTCTGTCTTACCAGGGAGCAAAAACTCTGCGTTTCTCTCCGGCGTAGAAGGAAGAGGAGTCTTTCCAGTTGGAGTAAAGCCAGAGGGTTTTTGCGAAGACTTTTGTGAAGACATTTGAGGTGTAGCGCCAAATTGTTTGCGGCGGATATCTATTGCTCTGTCAAGCGCAGTCACAAACTGCATCTTTCCTGCTGCGATTGCCTTTGCCTTCTTCCTCTTGTACAAAGCCTCTACCTCTTGCAAAGTTTTCCCAGGTAGGAGCTGTTCTGGTTTTAGGTTAAGAGCGGTGATAGACAGTCTGGGGTCTGATTTGGCATCTGCTATAGCTGCGTCAAAACTCTTCGCCTTGGTAGGACTTCTTTGCTTCTTTTCGCGGAGGGCTTTCACAACAAAAATTATGTTCATCCCAGGTTTGTATGGCTG